GAAAGGTGATGCGGGATGAAGCAGGAAAAGCAAATCGTGATTCAGATCGTGGTCGTAGTCGTCGCTCTCTTTTGGCTCGTCGCCGGCATCCTCGGTTACGAGTGGTTCAAATAAAATAAGCCCTCGGATCGTTGGGGAACGGATCTCCGGGGGCCTACTTGAAACTTCTCATCGCAATTATATCACATAGGGGAGTGTTGAGGGGATGGAGAATGAATGGCTTGGGAGCGTACAGGAGCTGAAACTGTCTTATCGAAAGACACTCCGGAACCTGCAGCAAGCTTTGGCAACATGCGGGGATGAGGATCGAATCATTATCGAAGGGATGGTTAGCGACGTCAACCTCGCCATCGAATGGATGCACACAGGGCGGAGGCCAGGGAACAAAAGAGGAATTGAGCGCCGCGCCGGATATCAGAAAGAAAAATTGATGGACCCGGTTCTGATGCAGGCGTTCGTTTCGCACAGCTCAGCTGGTAGCCCGGCGAACCTCACGGATTGGCAGATGTATCAGATTGAGGATGCATTGTCGAGGCTGTCAGAGCGTGAGCGTGAATGCTATGTACTGGCACATGGGGGGTGTTTTTCTTTCACTGAGATTGCCGATATGATTGGGACCACTAAGGGAAGTGTCGAGACATACGTAAAACGGGCACAGAAAAAGATATCAGAAGACTTAATGACGAGTCTATTCCTTGCGGGATAGACTTCTTTATATCCGGTTGTTTAAACATATGGTATTCTGTTATTAATTATGTTTAGGAGGTATTTTATGGAAGCGGAAAGCTTAGAACCAATTGTTCTATCCGAAGAGACAATTGAACAGACAATAAATAATGAAATAATAAAAACGATTGAAAAGTTTATTTCTCAGATCATGAGCCTCAGACGTTCATATCCTCTGGTTATGCTATCCCTTCATTCTGTAAGAAAACTAGTCACAAAACAGTGGGATGATTATATTAGTGAAAAAGAGATTCAGACTAGACAAGACGAGGGCCATACAATTTATTCTTTGACAACTGACACCGCCCATGAGTTTAATCGGTTGCTTAATGAGGTTAAAAGTACCAGAACTTCGAATTCGTTACTACCTCGTAGTTTTATAGTGACATTGGTAAGTCAATATGATGCTTATCTAGGTCAAATAATCAGGTTTATGTTCAAAGCAAAACCAGAATTGCTAAATGCCTCTGAAAAAAATCTAACTTACTCCCAAGTAATCGATTTTGGTTCATTCGAAAAAGTAAGAGAATTCATTATTGAAAAGGAAGTAGAGACTGTATTAAGAAAAAGCCATATTGAACATTTTGAATGGTTGGAAACTAAACTTAGTATACCTCTAAGAAAAGATCTAAAGATCTGGCCTACATTTGTTGAACTTACCGAGAGAAGAAATTTGTTTGTTCATAACGATGGAATTGCGTCTAGCAAATATTATGATGTTTGTAGGGAACATAGTGTTCCCCCAAATGAAAGCAAGGAAGGGAGGACGTTGCCCGCTAATTTAAAATATTTCACGTCATCTTATCAATGCATTTTAGAAATCGGTATAAAAATGGCTCATGTAATATGGAGGAAACTAAAGCCGGAATTAAGGTCGGAAGCCGATTGGGATTTAATTGGAATTATTTTTGATTTCCTAGCGATTGAAGAGTACGATCTCGCAATAGTTCTGTCTGAATTCGCGACAGATTTAAAACAATTTTCATCAGATGAAGTGAAACTGACTTTTATAATTAATAAAGCACAAGCGTATAAATGGTCAGGTGATGATAAAAAGTGTAAGGAAGTATTGTCTGAAGTCGACTGGAGTACCAGAAACGAGAAATTAAAACTTTGTAATGCAGCACTAATTGATGATTTCGATATAGCTGCTTTATACATGAAACGAATTGGAGATAATTCTGAATTTATTGGAAAAGCAGATTATAGAAACTGGCCATTATTTAAAGAGTTTAAAAAAACCAACCAATTTTTAGAGGCTTTTGAAGAAATTTATAACGAGAAATTTGTTACTATTGAGGAGATAGATGGTCAACTGAAAGATGTTCAAATACAGACAGCATCAACAAACGAAAAGCCGGAAATAGATACAGATACAAGAACAAACTAAAGTTTTTGTCTTACGAATGCCACCTATTTATGAATGACAAATAGCCGGCTCTGCAGGTACCGGACGGCCCGGACAAAATGAAAGGATGGTGAAAATCACCTTTCATCCTGATAACACCCTGCAGGGCAATAGTTCAACGAATACGGAATTCGCAAGGATGGATTTCCTGACTACCCTCCCGTATTATTACGGGATACCATTCTTTATTAATTTTTACAGAATAGCCGTTGTATTCTTCAATCAAGCCGCCATAGTCGACGATTTTTCCCTCCATCCAGACGGTGACGTCGGACTGGTTATAAATGGCGGCTTCGATATGCGCGTCGGTGGAAAGAAGGAACCCGGATTTGAACATAATTACCTCCTCAAACAATTGGCCGCTACGGAATATCATACCGCAACGGCCATTATGTATTTCTGGAAAACTCTTTTAGTGTGTTAGCAACGGTACGCAAGTTGTAGCTTGTGTACATAACATTCAATCCCTACCTTAAATTTTCTTTTTAAAAAGTTCAGCTAAGATGCCTGCTCTGCGGGCGTCTTCTTTGCGTTTCTCCTGTTCTAAGAATTCAAGAAGACCAACAGCCTGCTTTTTCAGGCTAGGTACAGGAGTAATACGGTTAGGTTTAAGGGTTCTGGCCGGGTTGAGCGTCTTGTTATACAGTGGCTTATATTTTTCGATAAGTTGTCTTTCCAAGACATTTCGCCGCAGTTGATTCCCTTCGGGGAAATAAACATAAAAAACGGCGCGTTCCTTGGTGTTTTCGTTTAAATGCTCTCTTAACCGTCTCTGGATGTCATTTGCCTGACCCACATAAAAAATGGCGTGATTGCCGCGTCCGTCATTAGGGCCAAGAAGCATGTAAATACCGGAAAATGACGGGGCGTAGTCAGTGACAGCTTTGCAAAAAAGAAACGGCTCTGTAAATGGCGCACGTTGCATCATCGTGTGTTCACCTCCTTCCATAAAAGTTGCCATTTATATTCGACGTAAATTTCCATTTTCCTGCATTTTCTTATTCGCACGAAAAAAAAGTGACAGAGGTGATAATGCCAAGCAGACCAATGAAATCGTGTAGTCGACCTGGTGATGGATTTATACCTCATTAATAAATACCGAGTTTTGAGATACGGTAGTATGTCATAGTAAATAGTGCCAAATTCAAATTTTAACGCATAACTGACAGGAAGTTTTAATAAGATCATCAAAAACCAAAAAAATTAATAAAAGAGATCTATCTCTTCAACATCGTCACTATGGTAGGAATTCCCACTCCAATGTCGAATTACAAGACAAAAAGGAGGATGGGAATAATGCCATCTAAGTACAAGAATTTTTTAGCTTATCAAATTGATCTGCACTACCTAAAGGGAGTAAGGCAGGTTGATGCAATAAAATGGGATCCTGTAATTGTAGGAGATATTTTAACCTATATAAATGGTTTGGGAGGTCAGCAAAAAGCCCAAAGATTCCATGACTCTTGGTTAATCTACTTGGATCATTTTCATGAAGAAACTAATTACTTCTTTGGTCGTTTTGCCTATGCTGAATACGGCACTACTGGCGAACTAATTCATGCAGACAATTTGACAACTCGGCCAAATCCAAAACATTTACGTGAAGGTGAAACACTATATTCATACTTCACAATTCGAAAAAGTGATGGATTACTTTTGATTCAATCTCATGCTAAATTGAATCGGCCAAGGGTTGAGGAATATATTGAGCAACTTGGAGCTGCCGTTATTACTAGGCACCAGCTTACATATTTACAAATCTGCACACTGGTAAACGCGACATTTTTCGAAAACATAGCCGCTTTAAATTCTGTGAATAAGATAAGCATTGAAGTAACAACGGCGCAGCAAGCGGCTGACGAAAATCCGGCTGTACAGGCTCTGCAAGAGGAGGCGAATGAAGCAAGCGCTACTACAGTGAAAATGGAATTTTCAGCTAAGTATCAACGGAGTGGACTTCGAGGTGCAGTTCCTTTTGTGCAGAAATACAAAGATAAACCCGGTGTAGCAAAAATTGTGGTGAAAGGAAAATTGGGTGGTGCTGAGAAAACTATAAGGATGGATGAATCTCAGGAGAAGTATAAGCGTAGTGTTGAAGTAGATGGAACTGGGCAACCGACAATGCGAGCAGCTGAGGCAATTCTCAGCGAGCTATCCCAAAGAAGAGGACCACTGATGAGGAGCGAAGAGGAGAATGAGCAGGATTAATGCTTTCTACAAAGCAAACAACTTCCCTTTAGTAACACTAAAGCGATATTGGAAAAGCGCATCTGTTTCTGAGCTAATAGTTGATGTGTTTATTCCAATCGTGCTTTCTGCAGGACTCCTTTATTTTACTTCATTTTCGGTCGATAAGTTTAAGGTATTGATCGAGAAATTTCAGCAAATAAGCGGTCAAGTTATAGCGGCTATTTCAATTTTGGCAGGCTTTAACATCGCAAGTATAACAATATTAGCAACCATAACCGGTGGACCTACTGGGCTTTTGCGACGAAGGAGAGTTCCAGATGGTTCGATGAATTTATTTGATATGCTAATTTGTTTTTTTACGTGGGCCGTTATTATACAACTAATCGTTGTCCTATTGAGTATTATCTTGTTTTATATCGGGTCATTTATTCCGATGCAAATAGATAATTGGGCAATTCCCTGGTGGGCTTGGGGGTTGGCAGGATTATGGTTATCGGTTACCGTACACTCTATATTCCTCTCTATCCGGAATATGAAGACCTTATATCTTTATGTAACATATAAGGAACCAGAACCACCGAATCCTACACCATAATTATGTGATCCATGCGGTGAAAAATCGTGACGAGTAATCCTAAGCACCCAAAGGGGTGCTTTTTCTTTTGTCTGAAAGGAGCAAGCCGATGCCAAGCAAACCAATGAAGCCATGCAGTCAGCCAGGCTGTTCGAAGTTGACCATGGACCGGCACTGTCCAGATCATGCCAAGACATACGATCGCCAGCGCGGTACGGCAGCGGAGCGCGGATATGATTCGAAATGGCGGAAGGCTCGGGCTCATTATCTTCAGAAGCACCCGTTATGTGTGGAATGTCATAATGAAGGGCTGATAAATGCGGCTACGGTTCTGGACCATATCAAACCGCATAAGGGTGATAAGGTGCTGTTCTGGGATCGGTCAAACTGGCAAGGATTATGCAAGGCCCACCATGACGCCAAGACGGCGCGAGAGGATGGAGGTTTCGGAAATGTCTAGTTTAGCAGCTTCAGGTAAGGCAACCGCCACATCAATAGATGCATCGATAAATTCCTCATTTTCATTTTTGTCGGTAATTAACGACGGACCTAATGAATTGAGGCTCGCGATCGATAAAAGTTCGGTGAACGGAACCAAAATCATATACCTTGCTCCCGGCGAGCCTACTGGAGAGCTCATTCTATCAGGAAACGAATTACACTACTCCGTCGCAAGCGGATCGGCTGTTTTTCGATATATGCTGAGGTGAAGCCTATGTGGGGAGTGATAAGGCCCAAAATATGGACAGTCCATGCCCGGCCGGAGCAGTTTACCTGGAATGCACCCATCACGATTGAGTATGATGGATTTTTTTATTTTCGGACTAATTTCGATGCAGCAACATTCGCCGTTCCGGGAGCAGGGAAAACGTATTACGTCAGTTTAACCGGGAACGACACGAACGATGGATTAACGCTGGCCACTGCATTCCGTTCGATTAGAGTAGCCATGAACAAGGCGGATGTGGATATTGTGCGTGTGGCGCCAGGCGTATACACCCGGAATTTTGGCATGAACGGCGTGAATCTTAATAACCGGAACGTGATGATTGTTCCGTCAGCTCCGGGCAGGGTAGTCATAACCGGAATGGACACATTTACTTGGACCAAGACCACGGGAAGAACGGCGACTTATCAGGTCAACCGATCATCCATCTACAATGTCTACGATGCCAAGTATTTGGATAGGTGGGGAGATCATCAACTGCTTACGGCGCGGACCTCAATTGCTGAAGTAGATGCAAACCCAGGGTCCTATTATACAGACGGCACGATCGTATATGTCCGCACCTCGGACAGCAGGCAGCCGGACAATAACGTTAAAGTCAATATGTCGGTGTCGACCTGCGATATCGCAAACGCGGGCAAGGTGTATATGGAGAATATCGACTTTGAAGGCGGTCGCGGGCTGTTTATCCAGGGATCGACCACTGTCGCTTCCGGTATCTACTGTAAGAGCGTCACATCGAAATATGGTATGGCGCGTGATGGTGGATTCTCGGCACTGGAAATAAACGAAGCATTCTTTCAGGATTGTGTGGCAGCTCGCAGCGAGAACGACGGCTTTAACTATCACGGTGTGACCAACAAGGTAAAGGCGATCGAGGTTAACTGTGTAGGACGACATAACGGTATCGATAGTAATACGGATAACGGATCAACAATGCATGACGGCGGCAGCATCATTCGCATTAACTGTGGGTTCTGGGGTAACAAAGGGCCTAATGTAGCGGACGTCACCGCAGGTACCCAGTCTTGGAATATGGGATGCTTTGCATTAGAAGGAGCTGCACCGGCTGCCAATACTGGATTTCAAGCAGGGGACACATCGGGCGGCGGGATCACAGCAATCTATGAAGGCTGCATAGCGTACGGCAGTGAGAATGATTTTGTTGTGCGGTCTGGCTCAACGGCATACACAGGCAACAACCGATTCGCTACTGAAAGCATAACTGGAACGAAGATAGCAATTTAAAATTGGAGGTTTCGGGAATGGATAGAGACCGCCCTGCTGTATTACCGCCGCCGCTGCCGGCACGATTACTGCCGAATGGGGGAAGTTCGGTTAGAAAGCCGCCATGCCAGCATGATTATGATTTCCTGTATTCCAACTATTCGATGATGGAGGGGCCAGGCCTGAACTACTACGAGCAGAAGGACACGTTTTTTTGCCGGAAGTGTTTGGCATATGAAACTAAGCTAGCCCGAACGGCAAATGAACGCGGTCGGCCGAGTTGGTACCAAGGCCTGCGCTCGTAACAACCGGTTTGCGATTGAGAGCATAACCGGGACGAAGCTTTCATTCTAACCTATGGAGGTTTGCAAATGGCACAGGAGAAAAAGCTAGGACCCAGTGAGTTGAAGATCAGCGTTGATACTACGGAGCTCGACGAAGCAATAGCTAAAGCGGAGCGACTTGTCGAACTGTTACAGCGAGCGGACACGTTGTTAGAGACTCAGAGAGCCCGTTCTTGGCCTCCGCCTTGCCTGGAGTCAAGATAGTCCGACATACCAGCCGTAGGGGGAGGGGGGGTCAAATCTCTGCGGAGGCTGACCCAATAGACCGCGTCGACCTCTAATGAAAAAAAATGTCCCCGAAAAAATTTCATATATTAGGCTCGCCTGAAAGGAGGTGGCCGGCATTTCACAGGTCATAAAATTCGATCATATGCGGGTCGGCGCCAAGGGCGGCGGAAAACATTGGACCGAAGAAGAGGTCCAAAAGCGTACCGAGGCCGGTAAGAAATTCGAAAGGAAAAAGAAGCGTAGTTTGAAGGGCCCGTCGTGGCTGGACGAAGACGCTAAGAAGGTTTGGAGTAAGACGGTCAAGGATATGAAGGATTTCGACATCCTGGATAAGGTCGACGAGGACGTTCTCGCTGCCTACTGTGATGCCGTCGCTAAGCATCAGGCCATGAACCGGTTAATCGATGTTCACGGCTATACCACGGTGGGCCCTGGAGGGACGGATGTCATCAGTCCATACGTGAAAATGGCGCAGACGTACGCACGTATGACTTTGCAGTTTGCTGAAAAGCTCGGGCTTACCGCCAGCGCTCGGGCTCGTCTCGCGAAGAAAATGGCCGACAACGAAGGTGATAAGAATGACGATCTCTTCGACTGAGTGGGAGCAGCTTCATCCAACCCATCGATACGCCGCGGAGATCGTTTCCGGACTTCGACTTAGCTGCCGGATGGAGTATCTCGCATGCCAGCGACATCTTAACGATTTGAATCGGCAAGCGACGAAGGATTTCCCTTATGTCTTCGACGAGAGCAGAGCAGATCGTATATTCGACTGGTTCGAAAAGTGCTGCCGACATGTGCGCGGTCCCTTCTCCGGCCAGTTAATTGAATTGCTACCATTTCAGAAATTCGACCTTGGTTGCGTCTATGGCTGGGTGCATATGAAGACCGGCCAGCGCCGGTTCCGCAAGGCTTTCCATTTGCGCGCCCGTGGGAACGTAAAATCGACGGAGATGAGTGGTCTTGCTTTGTACGGCATGTGCGGAGACTGCATCTATCCGCCAGGCGATCCGAGTATCAAGCGGTACGAGCATAGTCCCGAAGTGGACTGTGCTGCTGTCGACAAGGGGCAGGCAAAGCGCGTGTGGGGAGACGCCCGGGAGATGGGCATGAACAGCCCGGAGATTTCTAAGCGGTTGCGCATTAGGAGAGGGTATATCGAACACACAGCGCGAGGCGGTCTGCTCAAGCCCTTGTCGAAGGACACGAAGAACAAAGATTCGGGTGCGCCGTGCCTCGTCGTCATTGATGAATATCACGCTCATCCGACGTCGGAAATCTTGGATGTTTCCTATTCGGGGTTCGGCAAGCGCCTGCAGTCGCTTATGCAGATCATCAGCACGGCCGGCAAGGATGCAGAGAACAGTCCTTGCAAAAAGGAATACGACATCCTGGTCAAGATGATGAATGGTGAAACACCGATGCAAGATACTTACTACGTTATGATCCGTGAGTTGGAGGACGGAGACGATCCGCATGATGAGAGTCTTTGGCCGAAGCCGAACCCGGTGCTGCAGGAAGACAACGCCTATTCGCAAGAGTTGCGCCGGCAAATATGGACAGAACACGATGAGGCTTACAACAGCGGAGATCCGGATAAAATTCGGGAATGGCTCATCAAACGCGTGAACCGCTGGCAGGCCGACAGCGAAAATAAATATATGTCCGGCATCATGGACAAGTGGAAAGCCCTCGCGGTCAAGCGAGAGGCTTTTTTGTTGTCGGTCCATGGGCAGCGGACTTGGCTCGGGCTCGACCTTTCAAAGCGGGTCGACCTCACGGCGGATGGCTTCGTATTCAAGCTTGACGGCAAGGTTCCCGTTCAGATCGGCGACAAGACGCTCCATCCCCTTTTTGCGGTCTGCGCGCATGGTTTTATGCCGGAGGAGACGGCAACCAAACACGAGCATAGCGACAGGGTACCTTATAAGGCTTGGGCAAAAGAAGGGTGGTGTACCCTCACCGAAGGCGCGGTGACGGATTATCGGTACATCAAATCACACGTTCACGATCTAGAGTTTGACGAGAAATGGCAGATCGTCGAGGGCGATTACGACTCTTACAATGCGACGCACTTTGCGCAGGAGTTTACAAACGAAGGATACGAGATGGTCGAGATCCGGCAGGGTGTTCAGACCTTGAGCGAGCCGACCAAGTATTTCCGAGAACTCGTCCTGAAAGGCCAGATCATCCACGACGGAAGCCCGTTACTGACATGGTGCTTATCAAACGCGGTCGAGATCATCGACAACAACGGAAATATCAAGCTCTCGAAGAAACACAAGGACGATAGTCAGCGGATCGATTTAATTGCGGCAATCATCAATGCTATGGCGCGCGCGATGCTGGATACCGGTAAACCGAAATCCCGTTATGAGACGGAAGATGTTCGAGTCATCTGATTTTCTATAAAAAGGGGGTGAAAACGCTGAAAATCCCGTTTGTTTCTCGATTTTTTGAACGAAGAAGCACTGATTCTTCCCCATCCGATAGCGAGAAATCATGGTGGCAAGCGTTCGGAGTTGGTGGGATACGCGATAAAGTGACCCCAGCGACAGCCATGCGCTCTACAGCCGTGCTCGCCTGTGTTCGCATTTTGGCGGAGGACATCGCATCGCTTCCGCTGCCAGTGTACCGCCGCGGTAAGGATGGAGGGAAATCAAGGGCCGATCACGCCGTAGCGGACCTACTGCAGAGGGCTCCGAATCCGCAGATGACTGCGTTTACCTTCAAGGAAACAATGATGGCGCACATTCTACTATGGGGTAACTGCTACGCGGAGATCGAGACGGATTCGTTCGGAAAGATTATAGCACTCTGGCCGATACCACCGTATCGGGTCGAGCACTTGGAGACAGAGAAGGGAGATCCTGTCTTTCGCGTGACTACTAAGGATGGAAAGATGCATCCGGTTCCAGCCTATGCAATGCTGCATATTCCCGGACTTGGATTTGATGGAAAGAAAGGAACCTCCGTCATCCAGTGGGCGCGGCAGGCTGTCGAGCTCGCGCTTGCGACGGAAGAATTCGGGTCGAATTTCTATTTGAACGGTATGAACGTTGGCGCCGTCGTGACCCACCCTTCGTCTCTCAGCGACCCAGCGTTCGATCGGTTGCGCAAATCGCTCCGCGAACAGTACGAAGGACTCGGCAAGGCGCATCGAATGATGTTGCTGGAGGAGGGCATGACGTTCGCGAAGAACACCATCCCCCCGAACGATGCGCAATTTTTGGAGACGCGGAAGTTTCAGACCAACGAGATCGCTCGGATGTTCCGTGTGCCGCCCCATAAGCTGGCGGACCTTGAGCGGGCTACCTTCTCGAACATCGAGCAGCAGTCGATCGAATACGTCACGCACTCGCTGCGGCCGTGGCTGGTCCGGTTGGAGCAGAGCATCAATTGGAAGATGTTCCTTGGTAACGAGCAGAAGAAGTTCTTTGCCGAATTTCTCATCGAGGGGCTGCTGCGCGGCGACTCAGCAGCTCGAGCTTCCTTCTATAAAGAAATGTTTATGATTGGCGTGTACTCGCAAAATGATATTCGAATCAAGGAGAACGAGAACCCTATCCCAGGCGGAGATAAGTATTATGTTCCGCTGAACATGACGGAAATCGGAAAAACAGCAGATCCGGGTTTATCCGGTGGAGGAGGTGATACCAACAATGAAGGAGACCAAGGAGCAGAGGCAGATCCTATTGCCGGAGAGCCGGCCGGAAGTGCGTCGGGTTGATGGCGAGCCTGCCAAAATCATCGGTTATGCCGTCCGCTGGGACCAGCTGTCACATCCGATATTCGGGATGTTCCAAGAGCGGTTTAAGCGTGGCGCGTTTACGAGCAGTCTGATCAATCCGGACGTATATGCCGCTTGGCAGCACGATGCACGTGAGGTGCTAGGGCGGACCCCGAATACACTATTTCTTGCAGAGGATGACATCGGTCTACGTTATGAAATTATCCCTCCAAATTGGGCGGAACGGCATATCGAGACGATCGAGCGCGGCGACGTGCGAGGGTCGTCTTTTATTTTTCGCGCCGTTGTTGACGAGTGGGATGAGTCCAATCCGGATATGACCATTCGGACGGTGACGGAGGCTGAGCTGTTCGAAGTCAGTCCCGTTACGACCCCCGCCTATCCGCAGTCGAGCGTCGGCGTGCGCTCGGCCGAGGATGTTTACCGTGATCACTTGGCTAGCCGAGATGATGACGATGGTGACGAGACGCCGGAAGAACGCGATATGCGCGAGCTTAATGAGGAAATCAGAAATTTAAATCTCTTAGAAAGCGAGTGGTGCTAACCATGAAAAACCTGATCGAACTTCGGCAGGCAATGAAAGCGAAAATTAACGAGGCACGCGCAATTGCCAACAAAGCGCAAACGGAAAGCCGCAGCATGACGGATGAAGAGGGCGCACAGTATGACAGCCTGATGACAGAAATTGAAAATCGTCGTAAGGAGATCGAAAGGGAAGAACGCCTGCAGCAGCAGGAGATGAATCAGGCGACGAAGGACGAACAGGGTGATGCGGACGATCGCGGTGAGGAGTTCCGCAACTTCGGCGAATTCGTCCAGTCCGTCCGATTCCGTCGTAATGACGAGCGACTGGTTACGCCGGAGGCCCGGGAGATGAAGATGTCCGAGGGTGCGTCGGGTGGGTTTCTTGTGCCGACGCAATTCCGGGACACGTTGCTGCAGGTAGAGCCTCAGGACGCAATTATCCGTCCGCGCGCCCAGATCATTCCTGCAGGAGACTCTCCGGATGCTGCCGTCACGATTCCAGTACTTGATCAAACAGACTCAGTATACGCAGGCGTTCATGTCGAGTGGATCGAGGAAGGGGCCGAAAAGCCGGAGAGTGACACACCAAGGATCGAAACAATCACGCTATCGCCTTATGAAGTGGCAGGCACATTAACGGTCACGGACAAACTGTTGAGGAATGCTCCGGTAGCAGACGCCCTGCTGCGAAAGCTGCTTCGGGGAGCAATTCTCGCTTCTGAGGACAATGCATTTATGTTCGGCGATGGAGTGAAGAAACCGCTAGGTATCTTGAAGAGTCCTGCAGCACTCCACATCAATCGTACAACTGCGAACCAAATCCATTACATCGACATCCTTACGATGTATTCCAAAGCTAAAATGGGACCGTTGCAATGGATCGCAAGCCAGTCTATTCTTCCGCAGCTCATGACTTTGAAAGATGACGCCGGGAATCTGATCTGGCAGCCGAATGCACGCGACGGTAGCCCGGGCAGTCTACTCGGCATTCCGGTCACGATCAGCGAACGCAGTCCGGGCCTTGGCTCCTATGGTGATCTGATGCTCGTGAATCTGGATTATTACTTAGTTAAAGACGGTTTCGGCATCAGCATTTCGGCTTCTGAGCACGTTTTATTCCGTCAGAACAAGACAGTCATTAAGGCGTTTTGGAACGTCGACGGTCAGCCATGGCTCCGGACGCAGATCAAGCAGGAAAATGGCTTCATGGTTTCTCCATTCGTTATCCTGGACGTGCCGGCATAAGGGAGGCGCATAGCCTCCTCGCTTTACCAATAATCCCATGAGGTGATGAAAGTGGAAGCAAAAATCAGCGAAACAATCCGCGTCGATCAGATTATTTCTCCGGTCGACATTGATACAGACCGTACAGGCCTATGGCTCCCGGTGACCCATTACCGTCGCGCGCTCGCCGTCGTCACGACCGACACCGTCGCCCAGACAAAGAACGTTACGATTCAGCTGATGCAGGCGACGGATGCCGCCGGCACGAATGCCAAGGCGCTCTCGGATGTAGTGACGAAAGTAGCCCCGACAGGCGGCGCTAAACTGACTCTGCAAGTGGAAGCCAAGTCAGACGAGCTGGACGAGGGATTTACCCACGTCAGCGCCAAGGTTACCAGCGACAATGGTGCTGTGGTGAACGGTGCGGCTGTTCTGATCCGTGGTGAAGGTCGTTACGGTGTGAAAATGTCTTAAAGGAGGTAGAAGTTCATGGAATTTCCCGTAAAAAACATGTTTTATCTGCATGGTGAGTTGGTCAAACCAGGTGATGTAGTTGAACTGACGGAAGAAGAGGTCGAATATTTCAGGCCCAAGAACGTAATCGGCAAAGAAGTGGTATTCAGCGGTTCTGGACAGGGAAATGAAAAGGACCCAGCGCTTCGCACGCTTGACGCATTCACTTCTCTGTCTGCGGCTGAACAAAAGGATTTGCTTGCTGAGCTCAAGATCGAAGGAGACGACAGCAATCCAGATAAACGCACTGCTTTGTATGCTGTCTTCCTCGAAGCTGCTGGCGGTGATCCTGATGCTGACAACGATTGAGAGAGCAAAGCCGATGCTCCGAATTGCTACAGATGATACAAGCCGTGACGCCGAACTCGGTATGCTAATACCGGCAGCGTCGGCGGCAGTCGAAACGTATTGTAATCGGCAATTCGGACGCGGCGAACATACCGAGAAATTCGAGGGATCGCGTAGCGATTACATTCTACTTCGCAATTATCCAGTCATTTCGGTGCAATCGATCAACGGCAAAACTGATCTCACCGACTACGATATCGATCTGGAGCTTGGGATGGTTCGAAAGGAAGATTGGTCGAATCGGCGTGGTGGAACGGTCACCTATACGGCCGGCTATATTCTACCGGAGAATGCGACTGCGAACGTCCCGGCAGACCTTCCTGCAGACATCGAGTTTGGTTGTATCCTGATGATCCAGCATCTGATGCGACAGCCAGGCGTCACAGCGGAGCGGGTCGGCGATCTCGCCGTTTCGTACGCTGCCGATGACGGAAAGATGCCGCCGGCGGTGCGAGCGCTCATATCGGCACATCGGAATGTGAACATATGAGCAATCCCAGGCGAACACGGACGCGTCGTGCAAATGTCACGATCACCGAGACTTCATTCGTCCCATTAATCCTCCAAAACATGAAAGAATTGACGACGAAAGAGGTTCATATCGGAATGGCCGGTGACGACGAACTCGCGATGATTGCAGGAATCCTCGAATACGGATCGATGAAGGCCGGGATTCCCTCCCGGCCCTTTGTTCGTCTTGGTAAGAAGAGAGCGCAGGCAGCTATCACGAAGCTCGTCAAGGCCGGGTTGCAGGAGATCGTACTCGGCAGCAAGCGGCCGCGGGCACTGCAGGATGACATCGGTTCGCTCGGACTGTCCAAGATGGAACAGTCTTTCGACAAGATGAGGAAACCGGCCCTTTCGCCGGTTTATGCGCGACGTAAAGGCAACAAAAAACTGCTGGTCAACGAGCATAAACTGCGCGACTCGCTTACCTTCCTGATTGTACCGAGGAGATGATGACGATGCATATTCGGTTTGTTTCCATGTTGAACCGATATTCCGCCCCGTACACATTGGTCCGGACCCCGGTAATCAATCCGGACGACGCCTATGATGCCGCTGGCAAATTCAAACCGCTGATACCGGAGCCGAAATCGTTATCCGGCAGCATTCAGCCCATTTCGGCGAAGTGGCTGCAGCTCGACGGCGGAAAGTATACGGAGGACGACCGGGTTTTGTATACGTCGTCCATCCACCAAAACGGTGATGTGATCCAATATCGCGGACAGCAGTATACCATCGACGACGGCGACGAGCGTCCGGATTATTGCGATACAAATAAATACATGCTGAAGCGGGTGACGACACATGATCCAGTTTGAGGATATCGAACTCGCGCTGGCAACCGGGCTGCGGGCGGCCCTCGGAATCAAGGTGATCGATCTCAACCCGTCCGCGGAGGCACCGAAATATCCCTTCCTCACCTATGACGTCGCCATGCCGTTCGATGAAACCATTGGGCACCCGGTTAAGACCGCGGAGGTAAACACGATAACCTTGTCGGAGACGGCCCTATTTATGGTTTCGATTCAGGCGTATGCGAAAACCAAGGAAGAGGCGCGTACTTACGCGCTGCGGGCGAGGGATTGGTTCATCGGATCCGGACACGACATCCTGAAGGATGGGGTCGGGATCGTCGTCGTAACCATCGGGCAGGTGGATAACCGGGAGGTGCAGGTCGGCGATGAATGGGAGCGGAAGTTCGGTTTCGACGTCGATTTCCGGACGACAAACACGATCGTGATGAACGGTCAAAGCACAATTGAAGCGACAAATATCAAGGAGGTAGATCCGATTGCCTAATATCAATGACGTACAGGTTATTATCGACGTGCAGCAGCCGACGCCGCGCCTTGGATTCGGGAAACCGCTGATCCTGGGCGATAGCGTGGACGGCAGCGCGTACAAAACGTATTCCGATCTGGCCGGGGTAGCGGCAGATTTTGCGAATACGACGGAGATTTATAAGGCGGCCGCGGCACTATTCGGTCAGGGCGACGACAGCCCGGCGGAGATCGCCGTCGTTACCCGGAAGACTGGCGCCCCTGCAGTCACCCTGGATGACATCCTGCCGACGTTGTTCCTGCTGGACTGGTACTTCCTTGTTTATACCGGAACAGCGGTAGCGGACATTATCAAGATCGCTGCAGCGGTTGAGGCGGACAATTCCCGGGAGTTCTTCACCCGGACAAGCAGCAAAACAGACCTAGCAACAATCTTTGCCGGGGGATATGATCGGACGACCGTCTTTTATCACAATGTGACGGAAACCGCGAAATATCCAGAAGCCGCTTGGATTGGACGCGCAGGATCGGCCCCGGTCGGCAGCCTGACTTGGAAATTCAAGACGCTGAACGGAATCGCGCCGCTGGCCGTCGACAGGACGGAGCTTGCTTCCATCCACGCGCTGGGTGCAAACGCCTATGTCGCAAAAGCGGGCATTAATCAGACCAGCGAAGGAAAGACAGTATCCGGCGGCTATATCGACAATATGCACGCTCAGGATTACGTCAAATTTTCGATCGAGTTCGGCGTTCAGGTATTGTTCGGGACGCAGGAAAAGGTGCCGTACGACGATACCGGTATTGCTCAAGTGGAAAGCGTCGTCCGGACGGTGCTGCAGCGGGCGTGGGGACAAGGGATTATCGCTACAGTCGACGGAGTCGGCCAGTACGGAACGACGTTTCTGACACGTGCGCAGACCGATGCGGCTGATCGGCAAAACCGAGAATATAACGGCGGTACGTTTTGGTTCGACCTGGCCGGAGCCATTCACAAGACCACAATCCGCGGCGTTGTCCGGTTCTAAGCGAAGGGGGAGGAATAATCAATGCCTGAAATTACAACATATGACGCAAAATCGGTTTCCGTCATCGTCAAAGGTACGTATCTGACAGGGCTCGCTGAATCGATGGTTTCGGTGGCGAAGGATGAGGATGGATACGAAACGACCGTGGGTGCGCAAGGGGACAGTGTTCGTAGTAAAGTGAACAACCCCCTCGCTACCGTGACGGTTACGCTGCAGCAGACAAGTCCACAGGTTGCTTTTCTGGATAACCTGGCGAAGACGGGTGAGCTCTTTCCCTTGTCGGTCATAAACGCCGGTCCACCCAAGGAGACAGCGTCGTCGACCCAGGCCTTCGTGAAGAAACCAGCGGATCGAACCTATGGATCAGCTGCGGAGGATCGGGAATACGAGATTCAATGTATGGATATGGACTTTAACTAAAGGAGCGATGAGCAGTGGCAACGTTTAAGCAAAAAACAATCACAACCAAGAGCGGCAGGGAGTACAAGCTGCAGCATCCTGGAGTGCGTGCGGTTACGAAGATCACGGACAGGATAAAGAATAAGCACGGCGTGCCGTCTGACGAGAAACTGTCCGACGAAATGTTCAATCATGTCGTGGTTGAGCCGAAAATGTCGATGGAAAACTTCGATTCCTATACGGAAATGGTCGAGGTTGTCCAGAAGGCTTTCGCCTTTATCACGGGCCAGGAAGATCCAGACGAGGTAGAGGATGACGATCCGTCGGATTGAAGCGGAGCGGAGAGCCCGGGAACGGTGGGCGATATGGCGGCTGTTGCTCAGCGATATGCACATTTCATGGAGTGATCTGGATTCCATGGATGATGATGATATCGCGGAGGCCAATGCGGCGCTGGATATCCATATGAAACAATTGGCTAAACAAAGTAAGAAGTAAGGTCGCCTGCGGGCGACCTTTTTGCATGAAAGGGCGGTGATCATGGTGGCCGGCGGCGTAATTAGCAATCTGATGTATGCAGTAGGATTCAAAATCAACAGCAAGGGCTTGAGTGACGCTCATGTGAGAGTCGGAGCCCTAACAAAAGGCGTCACGGCACTCGGTTTAGCAGCCGGCACCGCGGTGATCGCGATCGGCGCCGCCGGCATTCATGCCGCATCCGAATTCAAAAACGCGATGAGCGATGTTCAGGGCGCAACCGGAGCTACGGCCGAGCAGATGCAGGAAACCTCAGAGATTGCCAAAAATCTCTATAGCAACAACTTCGGTGAAAACTGGCAGGATCTCGGATCGGCCATTACCACGGTCGCCCAGGCGACTGGACAAACAGGCAAGGAGCTCGAAACGACGACACGGAACGCGCTGCTGCTGCGTGATACGTTTAAGTTTGATGTAACAGAGTCGGTCCGGGCTGCAGATACGATGATGAAACAGTTCGGCATATCATCGACCGAATCCATGAACCTGCTTGCCCAAGGCGCCCAAAAAGGTCTTGATAAGAGCGGGGATCTCCTGGATACAGCGAACGAGTACTCGGTTTATTTCAAAACGCTGGGTTTCGACGCTCAAGATATGTTTGATACGCTTGCAGCTGGATCGGCAAACGGGGCCTTCAACTTGGACAAGGTAGGGGATGCGGTAAAGGAATTCGGCATCCGCTCAAAAGACAACAGCAAGACAACTATCCAAGCGTTTCAGATGCTTGGCCTGAATGCGGATGCAATGATGCAGACGTTTGCTGCTGGTGGGCCGCAGGCTAAGCAGGCGTTCGCTCAAGTGATCTCTATGATCAATGATGTCGCCGATCCGGTAGCCAAGAATACAATTGGCGTGGCGCTCATGGGCTCTCAGTTTGAAGACATGGAGGCTAAAACCATAGCTGCTATGGGGGCGACGAACAGTCAGTTCAGCATGACGAAGGCTAGCATGGATGAACTGAATACCATCAAATTCGATAAGCCCGGGCAGGCATTTGGAATGTTTAGGCGGCAGCTCGAGGTCGGCATTCTAATTCCGATTGGTGAAAAGGTGCTGCCGGTGCTTACACAATTCGCACAGTGGATGTCCGATCATAAACCGCAAATTGAAGCGTTGGGAAATACGATCGGCGACAATCTCGGGGCCGCCTTAACGTTTATGGGCGATACGGTCGTAACAATCATGCCATACTTGAAAGCAATCGGCGGTGCCATCGGAGATATCACTGGTCCATTGCTTCAATGGGATGGGTTTATCCCGGTCATCGTCGGACTTGGTGCGGCTTTCGCGGCATACAAAACCTATGTGACGGCTGCCGCCGCGGTAACAAAGATTCAAACCGCTTATCAATTGGCCCTTAACCTAGCGATGAGCATGAATCCTATTGGGTTAATCATAGCAGCCTTGGTCGGACTCGGCGTGGCCCTCGTGATCGCCTATAAGAAGTCGGATACATTCCGAGCCTTTGTGAAGGGAATGTGGGACGGGATCAAACGAGCTG